GTTGTAACGTCCGCATTGGTAAACTCTCGGCGTCATTTTATCATCAGGCAGACTGTATTGATTCTTTGTCGTATCCGCAAGTCTGAGCAGATCCCGGTTGACCTTCTGGTTGGTTATTTCGGCATAGATTTGTGTTGTACGAATAGAGGAATGCCCCATCATCCTGCTGATGGTTTCAATGGGTACACCATTACCGAGGCAAATGAGCGTGGCAAAACTATGCCTGGCCATGTAGAAGGTCAGATGACATCCCAGTTTGCATTGTTCTTCTATCATCTTCAGGCTGCGGCACAAACTGCTGGTTGCCGGTACGAAGAAAAGTTTTCCGTCCTTTCCCTCTCCCTTGTATTTGTCGATAATGCGACTTGGAATATCGAGTAACTTGATATGGCATTCCGCCTTCGTTTTCTGACGTTCTATGTGAATCCATCTCGAACCGTCCGGTTCCGTGACGATATTCTCGGAAGTGAGGTTGGCAAGGTCAGCCCTGCCAAGTCCGGTAAACGTCGAGAACACGAACAGGTCACGTGCATGGCATAGCCGGTAAGTAGGTAACTCCACACCCGTCAGTTTGGCAAACTGTTCTCCGGTGAGATAACGATGGTTCACCGGAACGGATTCCAGCTTGTAACCGGCGAACGGATCACGCTTAATGGTTCGTTGCTTTACCGCACGACGGGCGATTTTGTGCAGGAAAATTAAGTAGTCGTTCAGTGAGACGGTTTTTAACCGGAGTACCGTGGAGAGGTAGAACTTGAAATCCTCGATCAGCTGCATGTCAAGCTGACGGAGCGGAATATCCTCTATTCCATATTTATATTGTAGGAAATTGGCGAGGTGCTTACGCCCGGTGAGATACCTTACATAAGAATGATGCGTCCGGTCCGTGTCCACCCGTCTGGCATACTCTTCATTGTGCTCATCAAACAGGGCAAGCAGGGTTTCTTTTGTCTGCGCCTTGCCGGTAAGGACATTCTTGATAAGCTCTGCGGATACGTATCCTATTTCTTCCACCTTTTCGTTATAGGCTTTCTTTGCCTTCTCTTCCAGTCCGTCCAGATGAATATTCAGTTTCCTTACCTCGTCCTTTGCTTCGGGAGGAAGGTTCTCCAGCCGTTTACCTCCCGACATGGCTCTGCCGGTTTCAGGATTCCACAAGTCCGGTTCGATCTCCAGTCCGGTGGTGTACTGGGTCATCTTCCCGTCAATGGTCACTCTTCCCATGATGGGGCATCTGCCGTTCTTCTTTGTTTTCTGGCGGTTGATGTAAAATAACAGTTTGAATGTACTACGCATAGGTCATATTATTTATCGGTTATTATTGTTCTTTTTTCACTCTTGGTCATTGGCCTTTTACTCGGGCGGTATTTCCGTCTGCTCACGTCTTTCAGAATGTGGGAGGGTTCGGAGTCGATTCCCTGCAAGGTGAATTTGTCCTCTATATTAAAACTTAATGCGGTCACGTCACGGTCTATCTTTTCCTGCGTGATTTTCGCATACCGCTGTGTCGTGGAAATATTGCGATGTCCCATTATCTTGCTGACCGTTTCAATAGGCACTCCCTGGGAGATACAGACCACGCTGGCAAATGTGTGCCGGGCCTGATGGAAGCAAAGGTTGCGGTCTATGCCGCATTGTTTGGCGATTTTCTTCAGGTGGGGATTGAAGCTCGTGTTATGCAACATCGGGAACAGTTTCCCATCCGGTGCCATTCCTTTATACTTTTCTATAATAGTGATGGCAATATCCAGCAGACGCACATTTTCGGGCGTACCTGTTTTCTGGCGTTTCGTTTCGATCCACAGACTGCCGTCATCGGCCTTGACTATATTAGATTCTCGCAGGTTGCACATGTCGCAGTAGCAGATTCCGGTGAACGCTGAAAAAAGAAACATATCACGGGTAAAGTTCCGGTTGGGCGTGTCGAATGTGGTCGTCATTAACTTTTCCAGTTCTTCACGGGTGAGGTAAAGTTGCTTCTGTTTCGGTTTCAGGGGAGTGAATTCCTTGAAAGGATTAAAAGAAAGGATGCCACGATATACCGCTGTCTGTACGATGTGCTTCAGACGTTGTACATGTCCGATGGAACTGCCGGTCTGCATCCCCTTGTCAATACGGAGGTAAAGCTCGAACGATTCGATAAACGATCCGTCCAGTGCTTTTACCGGAATATCGGACACTTTGTATTTGTCCGTAATGTATCCGGCGACATGGTGATAGGTGTTCTTGTATTGGTAGAAACTGTTTTCTTTCCGGTTCACGCCCACACGCAAGGCATATTCCTCATTGTGCTCCCGGAATAATCCCAGCAGGGTGGCTTGTGCCGTAGCGATTCCTTGAAATGTGTTTTTAATTTCCTCAGCGGTGATGTCGGCCTTCATATCCAACAGCTCGTTATACCGTTGGCGTAGAAGGAGCAGCATCTTCTCAATCTCACGGTTGGTGTAGACCGCTACTTTACTCTTGCCGGTGCAACGCTGTGAGGTGGCATTCCATAGGTTTGGATTCACTTTGAACTTGCATGCGAATTGTGCGACGGAGTTCGTTTTTCCTTTGACGGTGATACGCCCCATCAGGGGGCATAACCCTTCCGCATCCTGCCCGTTTCGTTTCAGGTAGAGCAGCACCTTGAATTCTGTTTTCATACTCTTCATTTTAGTTGCAATAATACTCCTAATTGGCTTTTGACCGGATATGAAAACTTGGGCGAAACGTTGCAACGGAACCCGGGCAAGTCGGAACCGCTGTTCCTGTCTGTCTTTCGGGCTATGTTTCTTCATTCTTCCGCAGTCTGTTAAGCATTGATATTCAGCGTTTATCCTCGTCTAAAATAGGTAACGACTTGGTAGCTGAACCGCTTCTATATTTTGCCTTTTTCCCTCTTTCGCTAAAGATGCGATATTGAGCAAATCTATTATAATTCAACGGTTTACGTTTCACTTGCTGCGGTTGTTACTTGGATGCGATTGGGGTGGTTTGTTGCTTCACCGGTCTTTCCTATGTGGACTTGAAAGCCATAACATACGATAATATCCATACCGACTCCGACGGCGGTAC